GTCGCTGCTGCCTCCCAGTGCTATCTAAAGGTATCAGTCATGTCCAATAGCAGCTCCGCTGTCAGTCAGCTTAAGAATATTCCGCTGGTGGGGATCAATCTGGGTTCGGTGGCCAACGCCGGGCAGATTCTTCCCGGTGAGGCGGGCACGCATTACCAGTGGCCTACTCGCGACACCATCACGACCTGGGTGAAGAATCGCGGCGTTCGCCTGATTCGTTTCCCGTTCGAACTGCAGCGCGCCATTCAGTTGTCGGCCCAGGACGGTCTGCCGGGTCAAGGCGCGAGCCTGAACACTGACTTTGTCAAACGCTGGAAAGAACTGCTTGGCTGGATTCGCGATGATTCCAACGGCGAGGCCAGGATCATTCCGGACCCGCACCACTACATGCGCCTGCATCGTTACGAGACAGATGCGAACGGCAATCTGACGGGGCGGATTCTTCCTGCTTCCGAGGCCGGTAATCAGAATGGCTGGAAGGCCACTGAGTCGGTACTGATCAAGGACGGGAACGGCGTCAACGGTTCTTCCTGGAGCGCAGTTCACCTGGCCAACTTTCACCAGAAGCTGGTGGTTGACTGTGATGACCCGATGGTCCTCGGCTGGGGCTTGGGTAACGAGCCGTACTCGAACACCACGGCAGGTGCCAAGGACTACATCACGCTGCCAAACCTGGAGACCTTGTATATCAGCACGATGAATACCGTGCTTCAGGCATTGCGCAACAGCTCGAGAAAGCCGGTTTTCATTTGCGGGCTGGAGTTCGCGAGCGCCAGAAACTGGGCGACGGTTTCGGCCAATCTTCAATCGAAAATTGTCGATCCGGCGAATGCAATCGTCTGGGAAGCGCATGCTTACGGCGATTACGATAAAAGCTCCAGCGGCGCTTACGCAGACAACAACGACTCGATCTCGCCGACGAAGCGCTGCGTCAGTCCGATGCCCGGGTACTGTCGCGCGCCCACAGCGGTGCGGCCTATGGGCTGTACGGCTATCAGGACTGGATCGCCGACCAGATTCTGCCGGACACCGCCGATGAGGACACCCTTGAGCGGCAAGCCATCCTGCGCTTGCGCCAGCCGCGCAAGGTCGCGCAGGCCGCCAGCGGCTCGGTGCGTTTTAGCGCGGCGGCCGGTGCGGTGCTGGATGTCGACACCGTGCTGCAATTCAGTGACGGGCGCTTTTACCGTGTAACCAAAGGCGTCACCACGGTCGCGGGCAACAACACGACCACGGTCGAGGCGGTAGACGCAGGCGTTCTCGGCAATGCCGATGCCGGCCTGGTGATGACCGCCGTGCAGCCTGTCGAAGGCATCGACAGTACGTTTACCGTGATTGCGGATGGGCTCACGGGGGGCATTCCCCAGGAAAGTATCGAGTTGTTGCGGGCTCGCGTAGTGCGCTCCTATCGGGTGATCCCGCACGGCGGCAATCAGGATGATTACGTGACCTGGGCGCTGGAATTGCCAGGCGTGACACGTGCATGGTGCGTGCGTCGTTACATGGGGCCGGGCACTGTCGCGGTGTTCTTCATGCGTGACGATGAAGTCAATCCGATCCCCGATGCCGGGCAACTGGCTGAAATGGCCGCGTACATCGAGCCGCTGCGTCCGGTCACTGCCGATGTGTACGTGCTGGCGCCGGTGCAGAAGCCGGTGGTCTACACGATCAGGCTCACGCCGGACACCTCAGCAGTACGGGCGGCGGTCGAGGCTCAGTTGCTGGACCTGCACAACCGCGAAGCGGGGCTGGGCGAAACGTTGTTGCTGACCCACATCGCCGAGGCCATCAGCCGCGCGACAGGCGAAACCGATCATGTGCTGGTTGCGCCTGTCGCCAATGTCACTGCGGCCCCCAATCAGCTACTCACGTTCGGGGGCATTCTATGGTCGTCATAAGAACTGCCGAACACTACGCCGAGCAACTGCAGGCGCTGCTGCCCCCCGGCCCCGCCTGGGACCCGGAGCGTGTGCCGGAACTGCAGCAGGTCATCACCGGCCTGTCCCGCGAGTTCGCCCGTATCGATGGTCGTGCGTTTGACCTGCTCAACGAGATGGACCCGGCCACCGTCAGTGAACTGGTGCCGGACTGGGAGCGGGTCATGAACCTGCCCGACCCCTGCCTTGGGCTCAAACCCTTGTTCGCCGACCGGCGGCTGTCGGTGCGCCAGCGGCTGGTGGCAACGGGAGGGCAGAACGCAGGGTTCTACATCGACATTGCCGTCAGTCAGGGCTACCCCGACGCCACCGTGACCGAACACCGAGCGCCCCGTATGGGGCGTTCGCGTTTTGGCCAGGCGCACTTCGGCACCTGGAACGCGCAATTCATGTGGACCCTGAACACCGGCGGCCGTCAGCGGCTGGGCCGGCGCTTCGGTGCCAGTTACTGGGGAGAGCGATTCGGGGTCAATCCCGGCACCGCGATCGAGTGTTTGATTCGTCGAGCAGCACCGGCGCACAGCGTCGAATTCGTTAATTTCAACTGAGGAACGCAATGTGGATTATCCCAAAAGTGTGCCAAGCGTAGGCTTGGTCAGCGGCAAATTTGTAGATGAAAACCCGGCCACCGGCACGCCCGGCTCGCTGATCCCTGCGCAGTGGGGGAACTCGGTGACGCAGGAGATTTTGAACGTCATCCAGGGCGCCGGCCTGGTGCCCGATGAGGCGGATGTCACCCAGTTGCACAGGGCTATTCTGGGCCTCGCCGCGTCTGATTATAAAAAGGCCGTGCGCTGCGCCACGACTGTGTCGATCGGCCTGAGCGGCCTGCAGACCATTGATGACGTCACGCTGGTCGCAGGTGACCGCGTGCTGGTCAAAAATCAGGACACCCCGGCGCAGAACTGGATATATCTGGCTGCGGCGGGCGCCTGGACCCGCGCGCAGGATGCGAACGAAAGCAATGAATGCAGCCCGGGGCACCTGGTGCCAGTGCAGGCCGGTACAAAAAACGCCGGGACGGTGTGGCAGTTGGTCAATACGGTATTTCCGGTGCTGGGCACCACTGCGCTGTCGTTTGAGCGCTTGCTGGGGCGCAGCGGTGTAGCAGCGGGTGATTACACGCGTGTGAAGGTCAACAAGTTCGGTCAGGTGGAGGAGGGGAGTAACCCGACGACGCTCAGCGGTAACGGCATTCAGGACGCGTATACCAAGGCCGAGGCTGATTTGCGCGATTCGCAGCGTCCTTTGCGGGATTCCATTACTTATGTCGGCCTGGCTAATAACAAACCTGATGCGCCTTACATGCGCCGTGAGTCCGATGGGGCTTTGGTTCCCCTGCAACCGAGCCTGGGTTTTACGCCGGTGCAACAAGGTGGCGGTAGCGGTCAGCTGAACAATCTGGTGAAGATTGGCTGGTCGAATAACGGCCTCAAGGCGATGGTTGATGCTACTGATCTTGGCAATCTCTGGTATTCCAACAACTTCAATCCCGCCAACAAAGCCGATTGGGGCACGACGCTTGCTGCGTACCGTATTGCCGATGCTTACACGAAGGCTGAGGTGTATGCCAAAAGCGAAGTTGATACGCGTATCGCTGACCGTGCATTGGCTGACAGCATTAGTTTCGTAGGATTAGGCAGTGGAGATCTGACGCAGCCCTACATGCGACGGGCTGCTGACTCGATCATCTGCTGGCTTCAGACCAAGTTGGGCTATACACCAGTTCAGCAAGGTACGGGCGTGGGTCAAAACAGCGGCGCCGCCGTAAAGATTGGTTGGTCTTCCAGTGGCCTGAAAGCAACCGTTGATGTCACGGATATGGGCAATCTCTGGTACGCCAACAACTTTGATCCAGGCAGCAAAGCCAATTGGGGCAGTACGCTTGCTGCGTATGGCATTACCAATGCCTACACAAAAGCAGAGAGTGATGCCCGTGACTCTCAGCAACCCAATGCTGATTCCATAACCATTCTTGGCTTTGCCGGTAATGACGTAAGTCTTCCATACATGCGCAGAGCATCCGACGGCCAGGTTTATTACCTGCAACCACGCCTGGGATACACACCCGTGGAGCAGGGCGGCGGCCCGAACATGTCGGCGAATAAAGTTCGCCTTGGCTATAACGGTGCCGGAAGCCTGCGCCTTCAGGTAGACAGCTCTGACTTCGGCGACCTGACTAATGATCAGAACCTGCCTGCAAAACTTGCCGGGTTGGGGCTGAGTGCTATTGGTTCTTACGCTTTTGCGCGTGTGATCACTTCTCAGGGGCAGGTTAATCAGGGTGGCCTGATAGCGGGCTCGAACCTGCTCTATAGCTCCACAAACAGCGGCGATGGCACAGGTAACAACTCCGGCCTTATCAGTGTGGGCACCTGGCGTGCGCACGGTGCTTTTTCTGGCGGTGAACGCACTCTCTTTCAACGAGTTTCTTAAAGGTAACCACATGAACACAGTATCAAACGCACGTAATCCTCGCTGGGCCGATCAGGCCCATACCTCCATCGTTCTTTGGGTGATCTTCGAGGAAACCAAGGAATTGTATGGTGAGGTACCTTTCGCTGCTTCTGCTGATGACCCGGAGCCACACGGCGTCGATCTTTTCAATCGTGCAATCGCCGGTGAGTTTGGCGAGATTCTTGAGCCGACCGAGCAGATGGTCATGGCATACGTGATGATTCTGCGCGGTGGCTTTTCAGCTGAGGCCACTGCGAAAATCAACGCGCTGGCTAACGAATTGGACACTTTGCAAGATTCGGTCACGTTGGGGCTGGCCACTGAAACCCAGCTGAAAGCCCTGCCTGCGCTACAGGCTGAGCTTGCTGCCTATCGACTCTACAGGGTGCAGCTCGCCCAACTCGATGCGCTCTCGGGCTTTCCGGTGTCGTTCGACTGGCCCGTTCCCCCTGCGACGCCATTTGTTTACGTACAGCCACCGCAAGAGCTGGCAACTCCAACGGGCGTAAGTGAAGACGAACTGCCCAAGCCATAACGCCCCGCACTGACGGGGCGTTGTTTTATCTGCAATGCGCTTGCAACAGCAACGCGTCGCCGACTTGGGGTGTCAGCAAGCTAATCAGGAGGAACAATGCCTATCAACCAGCAACAACTACTTCAAATCCTCCCCAACGCCGGCCTGCAAGCCGGCGTTTTTGTTTCCGCTCTAAACGCCGCCATGGTCCGCTACACCATCAATACCCGGCTGCGCATCGCCGGGTTCATTGCCCAGGTCGGGCATGAATCCGGGCAGCTTCGTTACGTGCGTGAGCTGGGTAACAACAGTTACCTGGCCAGGTACGACACCGGGCAGTTGGCGCTGCGTCTGGGCAACACGCCAGAGGCCGATGGCGACGGTCAGCTTTACCGGGGTCGCGGGCTGATTCAGGTGACGGGGCGGGCCAACTATGAAGCGTGCGGGGAGGCGCTGGGGCTGGACTTGTTGCGCCAGCCGCAACTGCTCGAACAGCCAGACCACGCTGCCATGTCGGCGGCGTGGTTCTGGGACCGGGCGAACCTCAACGTACTGGCAGACAAGGGCGACTTTCTGATGATCACCCGCCGTATCAACGGCGGCACCAATGGCCTTGCTGATCGGCAAATGCTGTATCAGCGAGCACTGGAGGTGCTGCCATGAAAGTGCTGGATGTGCGCTTCCTGATCCTGGCATTCGTGCTGGGTTCGGGGCTGGGCGCATGGGGTGCCTGGAAGTGGCAGGCGGCGTGTTACGGCCTGCAATTGTCCGCACAGGCGCTGGGTTATCAGCGTGAGCGCGAGCAGGCGGCGCAGGCGGTTATCGACTGGCAGACCGCCGAGCAGGCGCAGCGGCGCGCACTGGAAGTCCGTCTGCAAAACAACGACACAAAAATTCACAAGGAATTGAGCGATGCACAGACCTCTCATGCTCGCTTGCGCGACCGTCTGGCTACTGCTGATCTGCGCTTGTCAGTCCTCCTCGCCAACCCCGCCGGTCATGATGGCGTGTCAGCCACCACCGATTCCGCCGGCATGGTTCATGGAGGCACGCGAGGCGAACTTGACCCTGCGGCTGCTGGGCGAATTGTCGCCATCACCGACGACGGCGATCAGGGATTGATCGCCTTGAAGGCCTGCCAAGCCTATGTGCGCGAGATTGCGCACTGA